CAGTCAAGCTGATATGAGCCACAAACAGCCTTCTCATGGTTGGCTATCTTTTCCATTAATGCAGTTTGTATGCAGTCCTTTTCTTCTTCTAGCTCCTTAATCTCAGCATTAATATTCTCATGCCTTGCAATCATTCCAGAAAAAGAATCGTCTATCTCCAGAACATCTTCAGCCACTGGTATATCTTCAAACATGACATAAGCATCATCAGAGGTTTCAGGATCAAAGTAGGTTTCTGTCTTAACTCTTTTCTGCCAGTCATCAGCAATAATTCTTAACTCTTCGCTAAAGGCTGGATCACGTTGATAGAAAAAGTAATTGATCTCATTGGCAATATGACTAAAGATCACCAGCATACCCCAAGAGCAGCCAGTGATCTCAACTTGAGTCTTAAGCTGAATCCAGCCACGCCAATCTTCAGGATAGTCTTTTGGATAGTCCTTAGTTAGTTTGCACTCAACGATGCCTTTACCATTGATAGTAATATGCTCATGGTCTGGAACATAAATGCCTAACTGTGGATTCTCCTCAATAGTTAGATCATTAGCCATTGCAGTTCCATCTAAAGAACATTGAATGGGAAAGAATGGATGGGTAAAAGCTTCTGGAAATTCAGTCTCTACATCTGTGAGACCCATCTTCTCAGTTGCAAATCTTATGATGCCATCTTCAAAAAAGTCTCCCAGCTCCATAGCTGTGTTCTGGTCAAACCTAATGTTCTCACCATGCTTGGCTTTGATGTGCTCTTGCAACTGACGTTGCTTAGATTTGTATTTACCTTTGCCCATTGCATTAGCTACAGTTGATGCTGATAGCTCATCGTCTTTAGTTAGCTTACCTACCATAGTTCTCCCCTCTGGTTAATCTGAATTCTTCTTGCTTGAAGATTCGATGGTTCTGCTGGCACTTTAATGCCAGCTTAATTTTAGCGATAAACTCTTCATGGTTGTCAGCCACAATCTTAACGCCCCCTACTTTAGTAATTAATTTTTTACTCATTACGCTACCCCCTTTTGTTTAGCCCTTCTCATTCTTGCACCTGCATTGTTGGCAAGTCTAATATTCTCATTACCCAGTGCAAACCATTTCTCATTCAAAGCTTCCAGAACTTCTGCATCAGTGAATGGTGTTTCATTCGTCAGCAGCTCCATGTCTTTGACCCTGACAATCTTGCTGGTGTGCCCATGCCAAATCTCTTGCTTAAGCTTGAAGCTACAATTGCGATTGTAGTAAACGAAGCACTTGCCATGACCCCAATAATTATCAGGGTCTTGATAGTCTTTTGACCAGCCACCAGAATGATCTGTGCTGCCCACCTCAGATTTCTCTGAGGTGTTAAAGTATTTGTTGATATCTTCCATTACGCTACCTCTCTATTTTTCTTGTAAAAGAACTTAGATTCTCCAAACGACTCATAGGAGTCTACAAGCTTATAACCCATAGCTCGCAAAGCTCGCCTTCTATTGTCTTGATGAACATTTTGTGCACAGATGCCATCAAAGACATAAGTGATAATTTCCTCATCAGAAAAATCAGAAAACTTTTGAATATCATCATAATATTCAGTTCTGGGTATTCCTCTGAATTTTTTGGGAATATCACGATCAAGAATTTCTTCTTGAATCGCAAAATATTTATATGGCTTACCAAACACAGGCGATATCTCTTGCTTACCTAATTCTGTATAAGCAAACTCAAGAGCTTGTTGCCTTGTGTCGAATTTTCTATGAGCAGAGCCTTGTCTCCTCATTGTGTTGATACATTTATCTTCTTGTGAAAGATATAGCATCCATGCAGTTTTTTGTTTTTCCATTTTATCTCCTAATTAATAATGAATAACCTATTATACAAATATTTAGATATATATGTAAACAATTATTTTAATTAATTTCAGAGATAATATTTTGCAGGTTTTTGAGAGCATCGTTGTTTTTCATATGCTCATCAGAGATGGTGATTTGGTTTTTTGTTTGTGGCAGCATGAATACCACGTTCTTATGCCCCAGAGATACCAGAGCGAATAGATCAATGCTGTTACGTTTATAGGTTCTGTTTTTAGCATGAAGCCCACGCCTTAGATCAAAACGCCAGTTTAATCTGGCTTTTTCTATCTTAGTTGCAGTTTTAACTTGGCAACGATACAGGTTGAGTTTGTATTCAAAGATAATATCTGCTGAAGCCCCATGAGGTACGATTAGAACTGTGGTTATCTCATTAACCAGAGACAAGTAAGCTGCTGCTAGATATTCGCCAAAATCCCCAACAGATTTAGCACTAGCCATAGCTTATTCCTTACAGCTTTTTAATTGCTCCGAGTTGAATATGGCACGTCTGCCTACTTGTTCTGCATATTTGCTGTTGAGTAACTCATCACCAGCCTTTTCCCATTCGTTAAGTTCCATATAACTTCTGGTCATTCTAAAGCTCATCCAAGTGTTGATGCCCATGTTAAATACCACATCAATACAAACGTATTGAGCTGTGATAGGAAGCTTACGCCAAGTTATCCAGTGCTTATCTAAATCTTTAATGACGTTAGTAATATCATTATTAAGCAGATACATGGCTTCTTCTTCTGTGATGCCATTGGTCTCAAGATTCCTACCCACGCCCACGCTGGTATATCCTGTGGGGCAAGTGTAGCTTTTTAGAATTAAGCCCTCGAAATCTATCAACCTTTTTTTAATTAAATCTCTATCGAAATGTTTATCTTCTTGATGCATAAAAGCGTACATTATTTCTCCTTTTTATTACTAGCTCCAAAATAAAAAGATATAACTGCTGTAGCTATACCTGTTAATGATCCAATGATCAGCATGACAATATCGTCAGAGCTATCATCTATTGGAAAAGCAGTAATAAAAAAGATGTAACCCATAAAGCCAATCATTGAAAGCAAGCCCAAGACTTTAGGAGTCCAGTCATTGCTAAATTTATTTCTAGCATCTTGGATGTCTTGAGTCTCAAGAGCAAAAACATCTATATCCATTTGTTTCATTTGCACTTCAAACTCTTGCTCTGCTGCTTTGAGTCTAATGAGCTGTTCTGGTGTTGCATCACCTAAAGCTTGTTCTATTGATCTAGGCTCTGGCTTGCAACCTAGTGCATCAGCCACCATGTTCACAGCCATGCCAGCAACAGGTGAACCCATGCCAGCAGCAATTGTTGGCACTAAGCCACCTATCAGGCTTTTAATTTTGTTGAATTTCATTATGTAAATAGAGTCCTTAGAGTTAAGGTCAATAAACTAGCACCTATGGTTGTAAGACCACCAATCATCCACCACATCATTCTGGTGATAGAGGCTTCTAGTTTGTCTAGTTGTTTGAAATTAGTTCTCCAGCGTTCAGCACATTCAGTTTCATGGCGAATAAGCTCAGTATGAACTGTTGCTGCTGTTGGCTTGGAGTTAGGCATTATTTCTTAAATTTCTTAATATCTTCTTTGTGTAACCACAAAAGAAAACCAATAATAATTGTGTTAAAGATAGGTAATAATTCCATTATTTAGATTCCTCAGGTTTGTCTTGAAGCTCGTCAGTTTGCTCGTCAATGTTTTCAACAACTGTATCAATTACGCCATCGTAAGTTTCAGCCACTGTATTAACAATATCACCAACGTCTTTTAATGCTGCTCCTGAGATAGAGCCAGCAGTTTTAACAGTTGTATCAACTGTGGTCATGGCAATATCTTTACCACCTTCAATCACTGAATTAACAGTTGCACATGAAGTTGCAAATAAGCCAATTAAAATAAATGTAATATTTCTCATTATTCAGATTCCTCTGTTTGTGTATCTTCTGGTGTTTCCACTTCCAAGCTACGTTTAAAGTCTTGAACCAAGTAATTTTTGAAACGATTAAGCTTTAAATGTTCTCTTTCCAATCTTTGTAATTGTGGAACAATCTCATTTAGCTCCACTGCAATTGGCAATTGCTCCTCGTTTAATTCTGATGCCCTGTAAGGCACATCATCAAATGTAATAATAATTGGTTCTTCGTTTGTCATTTCTTTTTTCTCTTCAGTCATAGTTTGCTCCCTATAAAAGCTAGTTAATAAAGTTATATTCTATCAAGAATTATTTGAAATGTAATCTAAACCAGTTGCAATCGCATCTGTATAGCTAGACTTATCTGATGAGTCACCGACTACATCGGGTGTTTCATCATTTTCGTCTACTGGTTCATAAGCTAAGATAATTTCAAGATGGTCTACATTTCTTTGAACCAAATCATTGATTTCTTCTTGGGTCATATTTGCAACATCGTGTGTACCACTATTAATATCATTAATAAGTGTTACGCTATCGGTTGCTGCTGTTAATACTTGTTCTACTGTTTGCATTTTATTCTCCGTTAAGAATGTTAATTTCATTTTGTAAGCTATCACATTTTGCTGATAACTCTTGTACTGCTTTAATTAAAGGTTGGATAAACCCAACATATTCTAAACATTGTGTTCCTTCAACATCTGTAGTCCATCCACTAAAACCAGCAGGTAATTCTGGATGATTGTCTATGGCTGTTTTTACTTCCTGTGCAATCATACCAAGTTGTACTTTTTCTAAGTTTAGATGTCTTACTTCTGAACCTTCTTTGTATTGAGGCATATCATTTGGAATATCTTTTCTTTTTTTCCATTTAAAAGTTCTTGGTCTCAAGTCATTTATAAAACTTAACCCTACAGTAGAATCTGTAATTTCTTCCTTTAATCTTTCATCTGAACCTGCTGTAAAACCATTTGTACTACCATAAAGATAATATCCTTTATTAGTATTTTCCCCAACAGTAAAATAACCTGAGCCATTTGTGCTTAAGTCTCTACCAAAACCAAATTCACCATTACTACCTGATGCATAAGCAGGTTGCACATTTGCTCCTACACAGGTATGTCCTGAGCCTCCTGTTGTTACATTATCTCCAGCACCTTTGCCAATAAAAGTCATATTTGATGCTGTGGTAACATCTCCTCCTGCCAAATAACCTATCAATGTATTATCAGTCCCAGTAGTTGCATTAACCCCTGAACTTTTACCAACCCAAAGATTGCGTGAACCTGTGGTGTTTGAATATCCTGCTGCGTCTCCTAAAGCAGTATTTGTAGCACCTGTGGTGTTTGCTTTTAAAGAATCAAGTCCAACAGCAGTATTGTTAGAGGCGGTGGTGTTTGCAAATAAAGCATTTCTACCAACTGCTGTGTTGTCATCACCTGTGCTGTTAGAACCTAAAGAACTTTTACCTATTGCTGTATTTCTATTGCCAGTAGTATTGGCATCATTTGCTAAAGCACCAACTGCGGTGTTATCTGTACCTGTGGTGTTTTTTCGTAAAGCATCGTAACCAACTGCTGTGTTGTTACTTGCTGTGGTATTGTCGCCCAAGGCAAGATAACCAAGTGCTGTGTTATTACCACCAGTTGTGTTATCAAACATAGCACCATGACCCACTGCTGAATTATTAGCTCCTGTGGTGTTGTTTGCTAACCCACTTGTTCCTAATGTTACATTTGAATGTCCTGTGGTGTTATCAAGCAATGCATCCTTGCCAACTGCTGCGTTGTTATATCCTGTGGTATTAGAATACAAAGCACTTGTACCTAGACCAGTATTAGTTGCTCCTGTTGTAGTCAAAGCACCTGCATAAGCACCTAAAAAAGTATTTTCTGCTGCTGTTGTTTGTGTTGAACCTGCAAGATATCCTATTGCAGTGTTATAACTTGCGGTAGTACAGGCATCTAGAGCTAAAGCACCTACCGCTGTATTTTGTGTGCCTGTGGTGTTTTGTTGTAAAGCATTTGAACCGATTGCAGTGTTGTTAGAAGCTGTAGTGTTAACTAATAACGAATTTTCACCCATAGCGACATTATCTGAACCTGTTGTATTGTCTCTCATGGAGTTTTTGCCAAAAGCATTGTTTTGTGCACCTGTGGTGTTTGCTCCTAATGCAGAGTAACCAACTGCGGTGTTGTTAGATGCTGTAGTATTTGCTCCTAAAGCTGCTCTACCAACTGCTGTGTTATTAGCACCTGTAGTATTAGCGTCTAATGCTGCTACCCCTACTGCTGTATTTTCTGCTCCAGTTGTATTAACTACCAACGAGTTATAACCAACTGCGGTGTTATTTTGACCAGTAGTGTTTGCCGCTAAAGAAGACTTACCAACGGCTGTATTTCTTGGTCCTGTAGTGTTTAAATTTAAAGCTAAATAACCTAAAGCAGCATTATCAGCACCTGTAGTATTTTGTGAAAGCGAGGCAACTCCCACAGAAGTATTTCCATCTGCTGACGTATTATTTTCTAATGCTGTTCTTCCTACCGCAGTGTTATAACTCCCTGTCGTATTCGAATACAAAGCTCTATAACCAATGGCAGAGTTTCTATCACCTGTTGTTAAAGCCGCAAAAACATCTACACCTACTCCAGTATTTTGATCTGCTGCACTAATCGTGCCAGTAGAATCACTACCAACCATAATTGAGTCAGTAAAGTTTGTTCCACCTTCTTTGAATGTAACACCACCACCTGCTGCATCTTCCCAAGCAATTCCACTGCCTGTAGATGTTAAAACTTGTCCATCTGTGCCTTGAGAGCCTGCGATGGTTAGGTTGTTTAGTTCTACAGTTCCGTTTACATCTAATTTTTGTGTTGGCGAATCAGTTCCAATTCCAACGCTTCCATCAGAAGTGATAGTCATTTTAGTAGTTAATAAAGTACCTTTTTGTGTTTGAAACTCTATTTGTCCATCAGTATCACTATAATCTTCTACCCATACTCCTATACGACCATAAATATCTCCATCATTTTGAAAGTTAATAAAGCCTGTACCATACCCATCACCTAAAGTGCCACTTCTGTCTAAATTTATAACTGGGTATGTACTATCTTCTATGTGAAGTTTTGCACTATTATCAATGGTTGAAGTTCCAATTCCAACACTTCCAGAGCTATCAATAGTAATAGCAGTAGACGTAGCATTATCGTCAATACCAGTTGATGTGAAACCTGTAAGCGTACCAACGCTTGTAATGTTAGGTTGAGCTGCTGTGGCTAGTGTGCCTGTAATGTTTCCTGAAGATTGGATAGTGCCTGTAATATTTATATTACCAGTACCTGTAATGTCATTAGAGTTTAAGTCTAAATCACCACCAAGCTGAGGAGTTGTATCTTCTACAACATTGTTAATAGAAACTGCTTGTGCTCTGGCATCTGTATAATAAAGATTAGTGCCTTCAGATAAATCGCTTGTAGATTTACCAGAAAAAGCTGAGTTAAACCTAGCACTTGTGTAATATAAATTGGTTGTACCTTCGCTGACTGTATCAGTATCGCCTTGAGTGAATGTTAGAACACCAGTGGTTGAGTTGTAAGCTAGTTGAGTTGATCCTTCTGAGATAGCAGCTCTGGCTCTAGCATCTGTGTAATATAAATTGGTTGAACCTTCTGAAATATCATCGCTGTCTAATACCACAGCTCCAGTTAATGTATTAACACTGGTTACTGGTGCTGCTGATGCTGTAAAGCTAATAACACCAGTTGAGCTGTTATAGCTTATATCACCAGAAGCAGAGATAGAACTTCTTGCTCTGGCTGTGGTGAAATATTCGTTAGTGCCTTCTGATAAGTCAGATGTAGATTTAGAGCTTAAATCTAAATTTGCCCCAGTTTGTAGATTAACTCTGGCATCTGCTCTGGCGTTTGTAAAATAGAGGTTAGTTGAGCCTTCGCCAATATCATCAGTATCGTGATTTGAAACATCTGAAACTGTGCCAGTAACATTACCAGTGATATTACCTTCAATGTTAGCAACCAAAGTGCCAAGTGAATTAAGTGTAATGTTTCCTGTAGCACTGCCATCTGCTGTAGTCAGACCTAGTGTAAATTTGTCTGCTGACTCATCCCACATAAAGATGCCATTATCTTGATTACCCCTGTTAATCAACATACCAGAATCATTTACTGGGCTGCCTGTTAGTCCTGCATTAAGCTGGAACAGATTATCTTCTATATCTAAATTTGTAGTATCTAATGATGTTAGCGTTCCATTAACAGTTAAATTTCCTGCAACTGTTAAGCTGTCTGCTATTTGCACATCATCTGGCAAGGTTAAAGTTACATCAGCAGATTCACTGCCTGAGCCTGTAACTGTAATCTTATTAGAAGTGCCAGTAATTGTTTGAATGTAATTGCCTGTAGTATCTGTGCCAAGCGTTACGCTGTTGGCTTGCACACTACCAGCTACAACTCCCAAATTATCTACAAATGTTTTAGTAACTCTAGCATCAATAGCAGAGTTAGCCCTTGCATCTGTATAATATAAATTAGTGTTTTCTGTTAAATCATTTGTTGTCTTGTTGCCAAAAGCAGAATCAAATCTAGCTTGTGTATAGTAAAGGTTAGAACCTTCGGTTAGATCGTCTGTATCTTTGGTTGCAAGTCTAGTATCAAACCTAGCATCGGTGTAATAAAGGTTAGTACCTTCTGCTAAATCGCCTGTATCTTTTGTAGCTAATCTGGTGTCAAAATCAGAATTAACTCTTGCAGTTGTATAGTAAAGATTAGAGCCCTCTGCCAAATCGCCTGTATCTTTTGTGCCTAATCTAGTATCAAAGTCTGAATTAACCCTTGCAGTTGTATAGTAGAGATTGTTGACTCCTTCACTTAAAGAGTCAGTATCTTTTGTTGCAAGTCTAGTATCGAAGTCTGAATTAACTCTTGCAGTGGTGTAATAAAGATTAGAGCCCTCTGCTAAATCTCCAGTATCTTTGGTAGCCAGTCTAGTATCAAACATAGATTCGCCCCTAGCTGTAGTCCAGTAGAGATTAGTATTCTCTGGAACAATAGAAGTATCTAATGTTGATGTTGCTGATTGATTAGAGCCATTGCCTATAAATATTTTGCCATTGTCTAAGTTAGGCGTTGCATTTGATCTGCCAGCACCACCTACTTTAATTGATCCAGCAGAAGCATGGCTTCTAATAACCTTACCTATGTTTTGTATTTGTGAGCTTTCGCCTGTTGGTTCTGTGGTTGTATAAGCTCCTGCTGTTGTAGATACATATAGAATCTGACCCTCTGAAACTCCAGAAGTATCTAAATTCTCTATTGTTCCAAAAGTTACAACCTGCAAAGCAGCATTATCATTTGCATCAGATAAAGCCAATCCAAAAGCAGGCATCTTAGATGCATCATCAGCTTTTGCTTGAGCTACTGTTGGCACATCTCCAGAAACTCCAGATATATAAACCACATCTCCAGCAGATAAAGCACCATCAGCTTTAGCGTTAAACCTAATACCACCCTCTAAATCACCTATAAACTCATTGCTTGCTGTAATAGTGTTAAAAGTAACATCACTGGTTACAGCAACAGCCTGACCAATAGCAACAACTGGTGTAGAGCTTTCGCCTGTTCCACCTGTAATTGTTACGCCAGTGCCACCAGATATGCTCTCAACATAATCGCCAGTGGTATCAGTTCCAAGAGTAATAGAGTTAATTTGAACAACTGTAGATATATCTACATTAGCACTACCATCAAAAGAGACTGAACCAACAACATCGCCTGATAGAGATATGGTTCTTGCTGTTTCTAATGTGGTTGCTGTATCAGCGTTGCCTGTTAGGTCTCCAGTAACATTACCTGTAACATTGCCAGTTACATTACCTGTTACATCACCTGTTAAATTGCCTGTAAGTACATTGGATGAGCTAATGCTTACGCCAAAAGTGATCCAAGCATTATTAGCAGCGTTTCTTATTTTTAATACGCTGTTTGCTGTATCTACCCATAACTGATGGGCAAAAGTAGTTGAAGGCTCGGTAGCCCCTGAATTAACTGTAGCAATAGCTGCTAGAGCGTTGTTTAAATCAGCTCTGAAGTCAGCTCCACTTTGGTTAGCTAAATTATAATCGTGTTGTGCCATTAATTTACCTCTGTCCTATTGTATATTTAATCTGGTTGAGTTGGAAACACTACATCATCAAAATTTGTAGTTGATTGATGAGATGATGGTAAGTCTCTTAATTCTTGTCTATAGGTTGCCCATTCTGCTTTTTTTGTATCTGATAAAGGACTATCATTGACTTGAGTCCAGTCTGATTCAACTAATAAAGCATCTCTTTTTAATCTTAATATTTCTAATATGTTATCTGTTCTTGCAACAGCTTCACCATCAACAACAATGTATTCATTTGCTTGATAAGAGCCCTCTATAATTCCTTGACCTTCTTGCAAACCAACTTCATTAATCTCTGCAACAGTTGTTGTTGAGTGATCTATCTCGCCAGTTGCTAAATCATAAACAGTAAAAGTATTCATTATCGTGTGTTATCCATCATTACGTTTAAAGATAATTGAGTATGATTGTAGCCACCTGAGAAATATACTCTCCAATAAACAGTGGATTGTGATGTGCTCAAGGTTGTTATTTGACCTGTGTAAACATAGGTATAACCCCTATAAGTTCCAGCGTTCCAATAAATATTGGTGTTCCCATTGGCATTAACCCATGTAGAATTATCTAAAGAATATTGCACCCTGCCACCACTAACATTACCCAAAACTCCTGAGAAGATTGCCACATACCCTGCATTGTCTCTGACTTGTGTAATTGTTACAGGCACAAAAGAAGCATTACTTCCTGTGTAAGTTCCTGTTCTTTGTACATAAGCTTGACCATCTCTAGCTAATGGGAACTTTGTTCCTGCTGTTAGATGACTAACAATGGTTGAACTTACATTATCAAAGCTCTTAACATTTAGAGTATCAACATTAATCTTATCGCCAGTAATTGTGCTAGCAGCAATTTCTGTAGCTGTAATAGTTCCTGCTGTAATTTTTGCTGCTGTAACTGCTCCTGCTGCTAATTCGTCTGTTGCGATAGCACCTGCTGCAATCTCTGTAGCTGTAATTGTGTTAGATGCAATATCAGAAGCTGTAATGCTATTTGCAACAATCTTAGCTGACGTAACAGAATTAGCTGCTAGCTCATTAGCTGTTATAGCATTAGAAGCAATTTCGTTAGCAGTAATAGTATCGGATGCTATTTTTGCAGCAGTAATTTCATTTGCCCCAATCTTGCCTGCTGTAATTGCACCTGTTGCAATTTTTGCAGTAGTAATAGCACTGGATGTAATTTCACTGGCTGTAATTGCACCTGCTGCAATTTTTGCAGTAGTAATAGCATCTGCTGCAATTTTTGCTGTTGTTATTGCACTTGTAGCTATTTCGCTTGCTGTAATTGTTCCTGCAACTATTTGTGTTGCTGTTACTGAATTGGCTGCAATAGAATCTTGATTAACAGCATCTGTAGCTATCAAGGCATTAGTTACAGCATCATTGGCGATTTGTGCTGTTCCTATAGCATCATTTGCTATAAGTGCTGTTGTAATTGCATCATCAGCTATCTTTGCTGTTACAACAGCATCAGCAGCTATTTGTGCTGAAGTGATAGCGTTATCTGCAATCTTGGCTGAAGTAACAGCATCAACGCCAAGCTTTTGTTCTGTAATAGCACCAGCAGCAATAACATCACCCTGAATAGAATTAACTGCTAATTTGGCGTTTGTTACAGCATCAGCAGCTATTTTTAATTCTGTAACTACAGAATCTTTCAAATCGGCTGTGGTTACTGGCTGATCACCAATGCTAAAGGTTAAAGTTACTGCATCTGATTCAACGCCAAGAGTATTTATTGAGCTAACGCTAGCAACATAGTTAGTTCCTTTAGGTAAATAATTTAGATCAGCCTTTTCAACATCAACAATCTTATTTGTGAGTTGATTGCTTGAGCTATCTACTACGTTGACTCTATATTGATGATCTGGAAAGTCTGTTGGTTCGTTCCAAGATAAAAAGGGTCTGCCTGTAGAACTAGAATCAGTATCAGTAAAAGACAATCCTGTTGGTGCTTTTACAGCAAAAGCTGAGGGCAAATTAGATAGCTCTTCTACTGGCTCTTGTGGTGGCACTTCCCATGTATAAACATCAAAGTATTCTATTAGACTAACTGCAACTAAACCATTTGACTGAAGCTCTAAGGCTTCCACCCTGCATACTTTTCCATTAAAACCTAGTCCTGCATAAGTAAGATCAACGATGTCTCCCACGTTGAGCTTATACATCTCAGGAGTGCCTAAGAACTGCATCGTGGTCTGATTCCTACTTCTGGTTAAAATAGCTTTTGCCATGTTATAGGCAATGTAAGGATCAGAAACATAAGGAAACTCTGCCTTTACCTCTAAGACCTCGCCACCATCATCAGAAGTATAGTTAGGAGATGCATCATGTAAGACTGTGGCTGTGTCTAGTTCATACTTCTTGTTGGCGTTAAAAAATTCAACAATAACTTTATTTGCCTTCTTATCTTTATTGCCATAATCAACTGATATACCAGAATCAGAAATAATGTGATCATCGGTAATACTAAAACTAGATGAGCCTGTATCTTCTATTGAGAGCTCATACTTACCATCTATGTAAAGAAAGATACCTCGCATATTAGCAAGCAACTCTTTAGCATTATCCATAACATTCTTATTAGCATCTAAGTAACCATTGCAATGAAATCTTTTGACCTTTAGTAAAGATGTGCCACTTTGAGAAGAGTAAGTAGAGCCAAGAGTATTATTAAAATAAACAGAGTATGCTTCGTTGGCATCATAGAATTGTGTTCTTTGTATGTCTTTTATTTCAGCACCATCTAAAACAAGATTGCTAGAACCATCTTCTAAATCTATTACTTCACCAATTTTGTTTTGCCACCAAATAGAATTTGCACCAGTTCCAGTTATGTTAATAAAATCATCTCCAGATGTTCCTTCCCATGTAACGCTTTGTGCTGATCCGTTGAAATAAGGTTGATCAACCAAAGTATCACAAACATTAGCAGCAGAACTAAAGGTAGTCATATTAATTTGAGATTGTGTCAAACCTTTTCCATACTCATCATTAGTTATAAAATCAAGAAAACATAAAGCTGGATTGTCTGAGTGCTTATAAGTAGATACAGTGCCAAATGTCTGAGTATTATCTCTAGGATCAAAAACCTTCTTACCTCTAACTTGTACTGTGAGCTGTGGCACTCCTTTCCACATTCCTTCTTTATCATAACCATAATGAGCAGCTATGTAGCAAATTCCATCTAGTCTATGTGATGAAGTCCAATTGGGCATAGATGCAACAAGCATGGGGTCTGCTGTTTGTGATGCAGTTCCATGATGCAAATTCATTACATATCTATATTTAGCGGTGGGATCAGTTCCAAAAGTACCACCAGTAAGATTTAAGCTATCTGTTCCATTTTGAGAAACTGTATTTAAAGAACCTGATCCAGAAGATATCTTGTCTGAGCCAATGTAGCCACCATTTCTAAATCTTGCAGAGTCAGTTAATGGGTTGCCATCTAGCTCAATTGTTCTGCCCAAAATCTCATCACACTCGCCAACTGATAAAGCATAAACGACATACATATCCCTAGAATCGTTATCGCTGACATCCATGTAAATAATTTGTGCTCCAACCCTTCTTGTTCCGTAGATGACTGGTATTTTTCCACCCATAGAGGTTTTGTTCGCCAGTATATCTTGCCCCTTATTGAGCATCTGTCTGGCTTGAAGAAATCCTTTAACCCCTACTGCAAGCGTTACAACCTGAAATACTGTAGCAATAGCTTGAAGCGTTTTGCTTGCTTCGTAAGCAGCATAAGCATCAGCAAAAAATTTAACTACTTTATCCCAGACCATTTAAGACCCCCACCTAACATCTTCTTTGACCTGACCAGCAAACTCCATACCCTTATCACCAGAGCTAAATGATTGCTGAGACTCATCAGAATAGTGTCTGCCTTTGGTTAGATTCCAATTTGCCCAATGACTTGCAACAGTCATATTTAAAATTGATTGATCCAAAGATTCACTTATAGATACGTTTCTTATTTGACCTGTAAAAAAATTAACAGCACCGACAATAGTTTCATCTGAATTAAAATAAGCCAAGTAAACATCAACTATTTTATCTGTAAACTCACCATCTTGAACCAATGACCTTACATCATCTGTAATATTGGAAAATCCTAAATTAATTTCATTTACTTGTAGTTGACCTGTTTCAGTTGTTGAATCAACTGTAAGGAAAGAACCCCCAGCTTCATAGTTATTAGAATCGTAAGTTACATCAGAATACCAATCAGTGAGCCTAATTGTTGATGATAGATTTAACTCAACTAGAAAAGCTGTTTTAGTAGCTGTGGATGATACTTGTGTTTGTAAAGCAGCAGATAGACTTCTAGGCATTAGGTAATAACCTCTCTAACATCAAATGAAATACTGTAAAAACCACTAGCATCAGTTGAATACATGATTTCATTGTTTTCAAGATATACAGTAAAGCTAGGTTTATTTACAGTAACAGCTTCATTGTCTGCAAGAGATGCTACTAAATTTGGAGATATGGTTACTGTGGCTGCTCCACCTGATGCATCAGCATCTTCAGATACCATGTACACCTTAGAATGATTTGCAAATTTAATATAATCTCCAGCCTTTAATGCTCCAGTTGTTTGTGAAAATCCATCAATCTCTATGGTGTTATCACCAGCAGTATGAGCTCCATTAACAACTATATCTGTTTCTGATTTGCTTGCACCTAAATTGTCTAATGGTGCTTGTATAGTAAAGTCCTCAAAAGAACCTTTTTGCTTTTGTAAAAATGCAAATATCTCTTGTGCTTTTTCTTGTTGTAAAGGTGGCATTGCCACTGTAAAAGAAAAATATTGTGAGCCTATTTGTCTTACTTGTTTTTTGCCAGATAAAGTCTGGTTCAAAAGCGTTGGTCTGTTATCTCTAAAATTTAAAGTTCTAAAATTGGGGTCTGTTGGAAATTGACCAGACATTTATACAACCCCCATTTTGCCTTGATTGTTCATGGCATTGTTTATGATTGATGTTATCAATCCTTTTCTTGATGCTAGCAACTGATCAAAGCCAGCAGCATCAACTGTTGATATGTTGAAATTGACTGTAGTTCCACCCATTGATTGACCTTTTGTATGATCTATAACTGTTTCATTAGGATGTACCATAGCTAAACGACCACCACGCCCATCCAATCCCCCTACTCTAGCACCCATACCAGTAAAACCACCCCCCTCAAAGTTATCAAGAGCAGATTTAAATGCACTTCCCAAAAATGAATCTTCTCCAAATGCACTTGCTCCAAAACCAAGAACTTTTTTAATAATGTGAATTCTTATCAATTCATTTATTACAGAAGCTACAATCTTTTCTGCTAATTTTCCAAAATTTAAAAACTCTTTATTTGTAAAATCAAAAAATGTTTTGAATGAAGATGTTAGAGTTGAAGCAACAGAATTCAAACCCTTAAATTGAGTTTTCATTTTGTCAAATTGACTTTCGTCAAACTTAAATTTGTTTGATATTTCACTTAATTTTTGTAATTCTGCTTTTATCTCAGCAATTCTGTTTCTTGTGCCTTCAACATCATCAGTTGTCAGTCCAAGCAAATCAGTCAGAGCACCTTGCATACCAAAACCAGCAGCTTGTTGAGTTCTTCTAAGCTGAGTTTCTAGACCAGCTAATTCTTCTTCTAACAAGGGAACAGTTTTTTTTCTTTCTATTAAACCTATTGTATCCAATAAATCTAAAAATGTATTTGATGTTGCTATTACAACCTGCTGTAGTGGTAGCAATGTGGCTCTTTTTAGCTCATTCATTGTGTCATTAAAAATTTCAGCCTGTCTTATAGATTCTTCTGGAATAATTCCAGTTGCAGCAGCAGCTAATTCTTTCATAGCTTCTGACCCATCTTTTCCCATCACTGCAAGTTTTACACCTGCTCTACCCATCAGATCAGCTAAAATAGCATTTTTTTCAAACTGACTGCCCACACCATCAAGAGCTTCAAATAAATCTATAAATACTTCTTCTGCACCTCTAACAGAACCATCAGCGTTTTTAACTTGTACTCCAAGTTTTTGCAATGATCTACCAGCTTCAGATGTTCTAAGCTGTGCTTGACCAACCATCTTGGTAAAATTCTGCATACCTTTGTTGAATTCTTCTGTAGTTAATCCAGACTGCTGAGCAGCAAATTGATAACGCTGTAAGAATTCAGTTTGTACGCCAATAGAATCTGCAACTTTTCCTATACTATCTGCAAGAGCTAATGTTTCATTTGTAAAATTAACAATTTGCCTAACAGCAAAAACACCAGCAAAAGCACCAGCTAATTTTTTCATAGCTGACTGTGTACTGTTAATGTTTTTATTTACAGAATTAAAACCACCTTTAGTCTGATCCGATGCTTTAATTCTTAATTTGTAATCAGTTGCCATTTTTTATTTGCCTATTCTTTTCTTCCAAGTATGCCATCCACCCTGTAAATTCGGATAAGGTCATCTTTTCCTCTAACTCCTGTAATGTGCAATGCAGCATTTCAGCAAGATAGTATCTAGCAAATAAGTCCTTATCCTCTGCTACTTTTTTGCTTGTTCTTCTGCATTAGGAGTTGACATAATTTCTAATGCAACTCTTGCAAGAACATCTTTATCCACACCATGCATCATAGTGTGCTTGTCTGATAGATCAAAAACTTTTTCTCCATCAGAATCTAAGGCTTTATATATTAAGCAATAAGCCATCAACGCTACGTCATCATCTTTTGCAAGTTTCTGCAATTTAGACATCTCTGCTAATGTTAATGGCTTTGCATATATTTTAAGAACCTTCTCTCCATCACTCCACTCAGGTATTTCAATCTCTTTGATTTCCAAAGAATCAAAATGAGCTTTAGCCTTATCTATTACGCTCATTTTTATACAGTGCTAGCTGTTAAAGCACCATTGCCTTGAACTGAAATACTAGCTTCAACCAAACCATCAAATGATGCAGTTCTTGAAACACCAGTTACAATAGCTGAACCACTGTAATAAGTATCGCCAGAAGCATCGCCTTCAGGATAAACATTTAAAGTTACCTCTGATCCAATGCTTAAAGCACCTTGACCTGATGTATCAGTTTCATCCCAAAATACATCTAAACTTCCTGAGAAATTTGTTAATGATGCTTTGTAAGTTCTAGCAGAATCACCCATTGAAGTATCTTCTAAAGTATCAGCAGATTCTTCGATTGAGTAAGACCTTATTTCAGCTACAGCATTTGAGCCAACCTTTACAGTTCCCTCACTTCCTTTATGTGTTGCCATTTTCTACCTCGTCTTTCGACTTTTCTTTAGAAGAAGATTTAGGTTTATCTTTCGATGGGGCTGCTTCTTCTTTCCAACCCTTATTCAATAATGACTCAACCTTAGAAGGGTGAGCATCTATAGAAACTTTTCCGTCTGGACTAATCATTTTCATAATTATCTCCTTAAACTGCTACGTCAGGAGCGTTTTCCTTGACATAGTAGTTTGTTAAAAATGTAAGAGAGACATAGCCCAATGGCTTTTCTCCCTCGCTGTTAAACTCTATCTCTGTGGATTCTAAATAAGTATCTTTAGCCAATCCATCAAGAGTTCTGTCAGCAGCTATTGCTGCTTCAACTTCTTTGCTTATTGTATCAATAGTATCATCAAAGTTGCTAGTAGCTTTGGCATAACCTTCTACTACAACTGAGAGCTCTCTGCTCATAAGTCTTTGTGTTCCTATAACTATAGGCTCAGATGTTTCTGATTTTGTATAAATAATTAATGCTGGTAAAGAAGCATTTTCTAAAGGGTAAACTCTGGACTCATAAACATTAGAGCCAGTGGTTGTTAATCCTGTTAGGGTTGTTCCAAGTTTCTCTCTGATTTGTTGTCTAATATGATTTGCCATTATATTTCCTCAAGCATCAAAGCAGAAAAACCAGTTCTATCTGCTTGTATATTAACAACTGTATAATTTTGTGCTGCTTTTAATGTATTACCATCAACGTCTTTGATAGCTGCAACAGCTAAAGTATTTCCAAATGATATATTTGGAACGTCTATGGTTCTGCAATAGGCTATAGGTTTTACTGCTTCCACACCTATACCTTCTTCTTGTTCAACATATTCATTATTTAGAATAATTTTAATAGTAGAATCTGATCCATTATTTGTGTAAACAGCAGACACACCATGACCATATTCTATATCTAAATATGCAATCATATCTTCTTCTGTTTCCATTTGATATTGAGACATTATTGCTCCTCTAATACCAGTGAAACTAAGCCTGTATTATCAGGCTCAACTGTTTTTACTAAAAATGTTGTTTCTGGTTTTAATACACTACCCCTATTAGTTGTAATAGCATTTACAACTAATTTATCTTCATGCGATATATAAGGAGCATCAGTTGCTTTAATAATTGCTCTGGGCTGATACCCAGCAACAGGAACTGTGCCACCTTCTATGTTGAAATATTCTTGATCTATGATGATGTTGATATTGGTTGTATTTCCAGAATCGATGTCAAACCAAGTGTCAATGAGACCATTTCTCTGATCCCATAATGATTGTTGCACCTCGAAGAATGTAGCAGTAACTCCATGACCTGTGTTGATGTCTACATAGGAGTTAAAATCTGCTGCACTCTCGATGGGCATGATTTATTTTTTAGCTCTTTTCTTTGGAGCTTTAACCTCTGATGTTTCTAAACCAACGCTTCTATCAGCTTGTTTAGCTTTTGGTTTTTCAACATGAATTTCTGCCTTGCCATAGCCACATAATGAATGACCTGTTTCTTGATCTAGCTCTACTACATCTCCAGCATGAACTTTTGATCCATTGGCAACTGTGTCTTGTAAAATTTTATATTTTTTCATAATTAAGGTGGTGGGGTTTCCCCCACCATTCCATTTAAGCATCAGCTAATTAGTCAGATGACTTACAGAAACTAACAGCATGACGAACTGCTACGTCTACAGTTTGTAGAGCAATAATTCTCACACCACCTGCTTTTGAAAGTGCATAAGGATCAACAGTAATGTCTAATCCACCATACATTCCAATTAACAAGTCAGCAAAGTTTCCAAAGTAGAAATCACCTGAAGTTACTTGATTACTTCTGATAACATTGTAGCCATTCATTCTTCCATCAGGCTCAACAACGAACTGACCAGAACCTGTGTCCTTGCTAGTTGTTTTCAATGTTCCATAGTCTGCTGGCTTACAAATGTAAGACAATGAACCAGACAATGCATTATCAGCAGCAACAGCACTTTCCATAGCTATAACCTCAGCAAAAGTTGGGCTAGCAGCAGCAAATGTTGTTGTATTGATTCCAGAAGTGTTAGCAATACCAGTTGGTTGACCACTTGAACCACTACCAGCCAAAGCACCTAAATCAATTGCAAGAGCAATAGATTGTGTTAGGTCATCTCTGATTAAGTTTTCAATATCTAATGAAGATTGTTGAAGCATTAATCTTGAAGCATCAGTGTGAGCACCGATAACTTTAGGAGACATGGTTACTGATCCTGAAGTGAATTCAGACTCAGCAGAGTCTCCACCTTCAGTAGCAATCCAGCCAGCAGAAGCAGCAGCAGTTTTCTTAGGAATAACCACGTTGCCTTGTAATCCACGAAGCATAGTTGCACCAGCTTGCATTACAGAAGAAGAGTTTCTTAGAACGTCTATGAAATCTCCACCTTTATAATCTTCAGCGATAAGAGTAGAGTCATCACTTGTGTTCAGGTCTCTAGTCCAGTTACGAAGAACGTCAGCAGGAAGCATAATTCCTTGTGCTACTTTGCCATGTTCTCTAGCAGCTTGCTCTGAACATTCGAATTCGAATTCAGCGGCTCGCTGTGCATTTCTGTCAGAAGGGTTAGCAAGAGCGTTTATAGCTTTTACTAAACTAAATCTTCTAACTTCTTTTGGTGTCATTCCGATTTCAGAAGGAGTTTCAAGTGGAGTGTTATTAGAAATGTTTTCCAATAATATTCCTCTGAACTCTTCAACAGATACACCTTCTTGAATAGCCTTGTCAGCTAGGTCTCTTTTATTGTGCTTTACAGCAAGATCAATGATCTCTTTTGAATTTCTTTTGAATTCAGCTTTTGCTTCGTCAGCACTTTGAGCTCTAACTTCATCAAGGTTAATTTCATTTTTAACTTCTTCAGTCATTTTTGTTACCTTTATTTGAGTTTTAGTTTGTTTATCTTTAGAACGTCCAACGCCTACAAGTCTGGATTGATCAGCAGGAACGCTAACAGAAGAAACTTCCATTGGCGTCCAATTTGCTTTGTAATAATCCTCGCCATCACGTTGAATACGCTCCAGTTTATCTATCCTGTAGCCTACAGAGATATTCATACGAATACCATCTTTGACATCTTCATATACTTCTCGAGCTAGTTCGCTTTTTCCAAAGCGTACAACAGCAGTTGTCCTTTTTGCTGTCTCGTCAAGTTTGAATTCTTCAATTACACCTATTTGCTTGGTCATATCGTGATCAAGGAGCAGTGGTGCTCGCCCAGATGCTATAAACTCCATGTTTATATCACCTTCAGAATGTCCTAGCACTTCCATGCCAAAACTTCTTTCAACAGGTTCTTCAGAAGAAACGCCAACTCTGACTCTACGATTTTCTTCATCAACATAAGAAGCTCTGGAAAGATCAACAGTCCTATATTTCATAGGCATATGTACAACCTTTCTTTCTTCCTCATCTTGATCCATCATAGAAACTTCCTCAGCCATTTCTACTTCTTCACCTTCTTCTACATCCTCATGTTTCTCAAACTCAACGATAACAGAGTTATCAGTTTCAGAAACGCTGAGGATATGTCTATCTTCTTTTAACATAGTTTTCTCCTCAGTATTTTCTACTGGATGTACTTCCAATTCATTTGAATTGAAATCGTTAAAATCCCTTATGGGATTAATCTTGGTTAATGTGCTGAACTTATGACCCACTTCGGTATCAGTAGGTTCACCACTTCTATAAATTTGTAT